GCCACTCGCCGCCGCACCAGACGCCGCCGCGCCACTCGCCGCCTCGCCAGATGCCGCCTCGCCAGATGCCGCCTCGCCAGATGCCGCCTCGCCAGATGCCGCCGCACCACTCGCCGTCGCACCATACACCGCCGCGCCACTCGCCGCCGCGCCACTCGCCGTCGTGCCAGCACACGGTTCCGTTGACCAGCATGATGTCGGCGGATACCCAATTACCCGATCGTAGCCAATCCGGCCACGAAACGTCCAAATCTGTGCGGTTAAGCCAGGTCATTTCGTCCCCCGGACGGCTTCGACGGCTTCGACACCGTAGGTCGTGCCGCGCTTGGTCCCGGTGCGATGCAGCAGGCCAGCCTTGACGGCCGCCGCGAGTGCTCGTGTGACTTGCGTGGCGGTGAGCCCCGTGCGCAGCACGACTTCGGCACGGCGATCTGCGCCGGCCGCGACGGCAGCTACTACGCAGTCAGTGGTTGCTTGGGGAGCCTTCGCCGCCCGAGTCGGTGCCCGGGGGCTCTTCGCTGCCCGAGTCGGTGCCCGGGGGCTCTTCGCTGCCCGAGTCGGTACGGCGATGACGTCCGCCTCTGCTTCGAGGCGATCCGCCTCGCGGTCGATCGCCTCCCGTTCAGCGTCTGCGAGTGCGACGGCAGCGTTCCACGCAGCAGTAGCGGCAGCGACAGACGCGTCGTACTGTGTAGCCGCTTGCTCGCGTATCTCCGCCGCCAAGCGGCGGTTTTCCTCTGCTCGTCGAGCGAGTGCGGCCTCGGCTTCCTCGCGTCGGGCGAGAATGTCCGCGATCGATTCCTGATCGATAGGATTGACGGGGGTGGGGGTGGGCTCGTCCTCGCCGGGTTCCGTTAGGGCTTCCGCGATTTCTTCCGCGATCTCTGGCGATACGATCGATTCTCGGTTGGTCATGATGCTCCTGGGGCTTCGTCCGGCGCTGGCCCGTGACTCGGTCGCGGGCCAGCGCCGGAGGATCAAATCATGCGCCCCGGCTCGGGCACGCGCCAGCGAAATCCGTCTGCCTAGAGAAAATAGGTAGGATGTTTCCCTACCCGCCGGGGCTCGCTCCGAGGCCCTGTCGGGCCCAGCAGCAGATCGCCCCAGCTACCGCGCAATCCGCTGTTGCATCACAGTGATTACAACACCACGATTGCGGTTGTATCCGCGGACCGCTATCGGCGGGGACGTACCCCGGACTGTCTTCGCGGAGCAAGCATCTGAAGTACCGGTCTGTGTGGTCGATACACACTGTCCGGTTCGGTGCGGCGGATAGCCAAGCTTCGAGGTCGCGCCATGTGCTGCTGGGCGTCATCGGATCCCCAGCTCCCACGCTCGGCGAAGGTACAAGCGCTCGGCTCGGTTTGGATCCCCCAGCGGGCGCACCGGCACGGGACAAGCCACGTACCCCATGCTGTCTTCGATCCAAGGCGCGTCGATCCCTAAGAGGTCGCGCCGTTCGGCGAGTAGGGCTTCGAGATCCCACTGTTTGACGCGCTCGACCGGCACCCCGAATCGTGTGGATACGGCTCGAGCCCAACCGTCTTGGATCGATCGATAGCCCGGGATGGCCGCGCAAAGGAAATGCCACAGCTCCGGCGAGAGTTCGGCGCGGAGCTCGCTGCGCACATCCTCGGGTAGGTCGGGGATCCCGCGTAGGAGTTGCTTCAGCGGAGACGAGCAATCGCCCGTGGCATATTCCTCCGCGTCGTGCAGCAGAGCCCACGGGCGTAGTAGCTCAGGCGCGATGCAGGACACGTACACACAGTGCTCGGCCACAGAATAGGCCCTGGTGTGCCCCGTCCAGCGATTGATCCTCGCGAGGGACCAGGCAATGTCTTCGAGCGAGATCAGATCCGGATCGGGGTGGAGCAGGTCGAGGTACACGCCCGGGGAGTGCGCGCGGATTGTGCTGAAGCCTTTGGGTAGGGTCATAGCGTCACCCTCTGCACGTCTTGTGCTGGATGCAGCTCGCGATACCGCCTGCGGCTTGCCGCAGCTTGGCGGTACGTTCGGTGGGTGTTTGCGCTGCGCGTTCGGCTGCGCGCCGTTGCCTCTCCGCGCGACGGTTGGGTTCGCATTCTCCATGGTTCAACTCCGCTCTCCGTCGCCGTCTACCGGCGCGGAATCCTTCGACCAGCTGTCAAGCGGACACGGCGGGCAACAGCACCCGAACACCAGAGCCTCGCCACCAGACGCGAGCCATCGTATGGCGGTCATGGAGTTAGGCCAGTGGTGTGGGCGCTTTTGGATGCACCTATCGGCCGGCTGACCGATTTCCACGTTGAGTGCATTTCCGGGCCGTCGCGCCAGTGGGATTCGGATCCTGGACTTGCATTCTTGCATCATCTCTACGGATGCGCGAGTTTCTGCGCTGAAGATAAAAGGGTCCGCCTCTACCACCTCGATCAGCCGCATCGCCCGCAACTGATTGTCTCTCGCCACTTCTACGCATTCCGCGCACCACGAGTCGGGCTTGAGCCGCAGAAAACATCCAGAGCAAGTCATCGCGCACCCCCGATCAGCACAGCAGCGGCCTCCTCGGCCCACTGCCGCCACGGTGGTTCCGTCCGCTCCAGCCATAGAGGCTTGGTCCAGACACACGGACCATTGGGCTCGCGCTTGAAACTTGTGCCGTAGCAGTTGTGAGATGCCCGAAGTCGAGATTCGATCTCCGCAGCAAGCGTCTCGCGGTTGCCCGTGGCCAGAGCGGCCTCGTAGGCTTCATCAGCGCACGCCGGACACCGCACCTCGTCAAAGGCTCCGTGCCGGAAACAGCTTCGTTGCTCACTCATGCTCTCCTCCTGTTAACCGTTCGAGTCCGCATTGGGTTGTCGGTCGTGTGATCCTTTGGTCATGTTTGCCTCTCTGTTGATCTGGTCAGGTATACCACGTCTCGTCCGCCCCACGCGATTGCCGGGGTGTATGGGCGAAAACCGCAGGCAATCAGAGATCGCAACGACGGCACGTTGTAAGGCATGACGTAAGTCACAGCCCATAGATATCCGCTACGGCGCGCCCAGGCCAACCGAGTGCGGATAAGCCGCCGTTGCAAGCGTTTTCCGCGAGCTTCGGGCAACACCCCCGCGCAATGCAGGTAGACAGCATCCGAAAATCGTCGACTCGGGATTAGCCCGGCATACCCAATCAGGCGCCGTCCCTCGAACGCGCCCCAGTAGTAACCACCCTCCTCCCAGCGCCCGCCGAGTTCCGCGTACCAGCTGCGGATTGCTTCGGGGGGTACGCGCCGGATTTTTACGGAGGGTTTCACAGTACACCTCTCGACCGCGCCCAAGCCCGGGCGCGCTCTTCGTTGCGCGCAAGCAGCCCAGTACGCTCGGCCTCGCGCCGATCTTTGGCTGACCGAGCACACCAAAGTCTTTCCGATCTTGCTGTGGCATCGATACTCGCCAGCCAATCGTCGTGCGCAGTGACCCCACGCGCACGACGATTGGCGATGCATTGTCCGGCGGTCCACACGGTCACAGCGACACCTCGTCTTTCGCGTCGGACACCCACAGCGGAGTGAAGTTCGTAGGCCCGCGTTTCGAATCGATTAGGAAAAACCACTGCGCCGGGAGCTCGGGGGCGCATCGCAGGAACGCAGCATGCGGGCCGTAGCCGACGATCGATCCGTTGAGCAGCCAAGACCCGCCGAACAGCAGCGTGTGAAGATGTCCGAGGAGGTGTACCATCCGAGACTTGTCTGGGCGCTGCGCTCGCCACCCCATCGCGGCCTTGTTCAGCGGCGTCTGCACGCCCTGGATACCGCCCTGATAGCGCACGCCCGTGCCGTGCGTAACGTGGAGCGTCCAATCGTACACGTCCAGGTATTGATCCTCGCAAGGCTCGGCCGTGACCTGTCCGGGGAAATCCTCTGCCAGGCGCCGGTACACCTCGTGTTCGACGTTGTGGCGCGCGCCGGTGATGTGTCGGATTTTCTGAGTCAACCGCCCGTGGTTTCCGTACGCCCCGATGACCGTGGTGTGGACCTCTTGTTCGAGAAAACGCACGCCAGACGCGAGGATCGGGTAAACCTGCCGCGCCGACTCGAGTGGCGCGAGGGACGTCTCGACCTGCTCGTCGTGGAGATGTCCATCCACGAGGTCGCCAGCACAGGCCAGCACGAGCCGATCGATCCTGGCGCCCCAAAGGCGATAGTGTTTCACGTTCCAGCGCGTAGCGGCGAAGAAACGGTTCAACCGAAACGCAGCGATCGCCGGAGAGTAGCGATTCCCGAACGTGTTCGCGGCCTCGGGGAAAGACGCGCCATAGTGGACGTCGCTCAGCAAAGCCACAGCCGTGCAAACCCTTTCGCCTGGTGGCAGCTCCGTCGGCATGGCCACGGGCGGAGCGGACGCGATAGCCGCTCGTGCGTCGAGCGTGGACTCCGCGCGCGCGAGCGCGTCCAGAGCTGCGCGAAGGGCCTGGCGGTCGGCGGAAACCTCGTCGCGGGCGTTTTGGGCGGCGCGGGCGGCCTCGAGTGGCGCTGGTGAGGTCCTAGCGCGCTGCTTCCGCGATCCTGCTTGCCCGTTGCGCTCGCGCCAGCGCAGCCACGCGACACGCGCCGTTGACTTGCCTGCGAGCACCGGGGCAAGCGCGTCGGCGGCCCCGGCGGCAACGAGCTCGGCGCACGTCTTCTGCGCCGCGAGACCGCGGAACCCAGCCGGAGGATCGATCCCGCGGAGGGCTGCGAGTGCGACGACCTGATCTGCAGTCAGGTTTCGCCGGGCCAGCTGGTGATCCAGCATCCAAGACTTGGCTTCATCACGGCTGTCGAATTGGACGTACCGCAGCGCAAAAGGCAGGCCATGCGCTTGGCAAATTTCGAACCGGTGATGCCCGTCGACGATTACGTCCCCCTCGGGGGTGGACCAGACGGCGATCGGATCCACAGCCCGTCCGGCGGCAACGATCTCCGCCTCGAGGGAGGCACGCTCGGCCGAGCTAAGCGGGGGAATGAAGGCTTTGAGCTCTGGGTCTACGACGATCATACTGATTCCTTTTTGGTTTTGGCTGCGGCGCGGCGGTCGCGCTGATATTCGCGCTTGCGTTCGCGGTAGGTGGGGTCGGCGTAGCGCGCGCGGTCGTATTCGCGCTTGCGTTCGCGGCAGACGGGGTCGGCGCTGCGGGCGCGCTGATATTCGCGCATGTACTCGCGCTTGCGTTCGCGGTAGGCTGGGTCGGCGCGGCGAGCGCGGCCGTACTCGCGCATGTACTCGCGCTTGCGTTCGCGGCAGGCGGGGTCGGCGTTGCGCGCGCGGGCGTATTCGCGCTTGCGTTCGCGGCAGGCGGGGTCGGCGTTGCGCGCGCGGGCGTATTCGCGCTTGCGTTCGCGGTAGGTGGGGTCGGCGCTGCGGTCGCGGTCGTATTCGCGCTTGCGTTCGCGGTAGGCGGGGTCGGCGTTGCGCGCGCGCTGATATTCGCGCTCGCGCTCGCGGTAGGCCGGGTCGGCGCGGCGGTCGCGGTTGTACTCGCGCTTGCGTTCGCGGTAGGCGGGGTCGGCGCTGCGGTCGCGCATGTACTCGCGGGCGTACTCGCGCCGGCACTCAGAGCATTTCGAGCGCAACCGCCCGTGGGGGCAGGGGGGTTTCACCGGCATGGGCGATCGTCAAGGTCCTCGCGTCCACGAACCACGAACGCGAGGAGGAATAGGCAGCAACACGCTGCATGTGCGAGGTGTGAGATTCCTGTCTCTGGATCGTAGTCTTCGTGATCTTGGAACCAAGACGTCAGATGCCTTTGCGCTGCGGCGAACAGACGCGAATATAGGAGCCCGCCCTCCCAGTTTCGCGAACCGTATTTCTGAGCGCCGAATTGCAGGACCGACACGATTTCGTGTACAGCGTCCCAAGGGAGGAGATCCCAAGGAGGTTTCCCTCGGTCGTGTTTGATCCCATCAGCCACAACGCACCTCTTCTGCACGGGATCCTTGTACGAGTGCTTGTTGCGCTTGGGCTTGGGCTTGCGCCGCGAGCCTCTGCCGCGCCCCTCCGTAAGGGTAAACCCATGAGCACAGGCGACGTTCGGGCGGGACGGGGGCACCGGAGCGTGCTCCGCCGCGGCGGCACTCGTGTCCGTGTAGATCGCGACCTGTGGAAATCACCTTGAAATAGCCGGTCATTGCTTTCCTCCCCGCGCAACGCGGTTGCACGATGCGCAGTATTTCGACTCCGATCGTAGGCACACCAGAGCAGCTCGACGGTCGTGTCGGTTGAGGCTCTTGAAGTCGACGCGCCAGGGGCCAGGCACGCCGCGGTGAGCAGCCCAGGCGATTCGCCTGGTTTGGATTGTCGGGGGTTTGGTGGGCATACGCTACCTTGCCTCGCGTCCCGGCGCCGTGCAAGCAAAATCGTCCGTCGCGCGAAAGACGAACACGAATCGCTCCGTCAAGCGCGCGCCGGGGACTGCGCCCTGCTTGAGGGAGGCCGCCACGAGCGTCTTGTCGGGCGCACATAGAGCCCGGGGGATTTCGTCGGGCGCAGCAATCGACACTACGGGTCGGCATTGCACCACACATCCCGCCGGAACGCCGGGCATAGGGGTTTCGTGTCCCGCGAGTAGGGATGCCCGGCGGGCGGACATCGCTTCGGCATAGCGCGTCGCGGCGTCGGACGCGAGCTCCGCTTCGAGCGCGCGGGCCGCGGCGAGATCCGCCCGGGCCTCGAAGGACACGGCTTCGGCCGCCGCGAGGTGTGGTGCCTCGATGTTGCGGACTTGGGCGTCGAGATCGCGAACGAGAATCCGCGCGTCGCGAAGGGCTTCGAGCGTGGAGATCATGCGTCCTCGATCTTCTGAGCAATTTGCCGCAGGCAGTGCGCCATGTCTGCAGAGTCGATTGGCGTCGTGTTGATTTTTTCCCAGACAGCAGCTACGTCCTGCAACGCAGATGCGATTTTGATTTGCTGTTGCTCGAAAAGCTCGGCAATTCGATCTTCGGGGTCGGGGTTCAAGGTCATTTCTTTTCTCGTTTTTTTTGGTGGTTACGGCGGGGATCGGTACTCGGCGGGCTGCAAAAACGCGGCCCATCCGATCATGACGGCATCATAGAGATCGGCAAGCCTTTTCGGCGACGCCCCCGTTCGTGCGAAGAGAAGGGTTTCCGCAGGCAAAAGCGATCGGGCGCATCGCGCCGCGGCTACCTCCTTGGGGACGCCCGGATCCAAACCCAAAGCAGCTCGCCAGGCGTCGACGTCGAGAGCGAGTGGCGTCGCCCCGTACGCGCACGCCCGAGCGAGCTGCCACCCCGCCGAAAACGCAAGCGTGAGGATCGATTTCGGCGAAGCCTTGCGCCGCCGGCGAAACCATTGGAGTTCTGTCGCCACGGCGCCCGCTCGGGACAGCCAATCCGGGTGCGCGAGTGCCGCGGCGACCACGAGGGGCAGGGGTCCGGCGCGGGGAAAGTAGCGTCGTGGGTGGGCTTGCTCGAGATCGAGTAGGACGTACGCTGGGTGGGCACCGGGGTCGATCGCTGCTAGGAGCATCACCCCTCCCACACCTGCAAGCGCCCGTCCCGGATGACGCGCTTCGCTTTTTTCGACCAAAATGCCATGGCTTTCGCGTCGGACCGCAGTGGCACGTCCGGCATGATTGCGAGGGGGATTTCCGCCATGAACCATTCGAGTCGCTCCGCGCATTCGTGCACGAATTCGCGCGGGCACTCTAGGATGAATTCGTCGTGCACGTAGTTGACGATGTGGCACAGCCCCAGCACCGAAAACGCCCCCGCGCGCGTACGCCCGGTGAGGCACTCTCGCCAAATCTCCCATCCGACGTACGCTTCGACCACAGCGCCCAGAGCCTGGAATCCGTTGTTGCACGCGGAACAATACGTGCAACCCCGTCGCGTAATCGTCGTGCCGGGGATCGGCACTGTGTACCGCCCCTTTCCGTCCGCGCGGGAGTCCACCCAGGCATGGTACGCTACGACGTCCGGGCAAGCCGCTCGCCAGGCGGCCTTGTATCGCTTCGCGTCGCCGTCGGTCCAGTCGAATCCTTGGAGGAGCTTCGCCGAGGCTTGGAGCCGGCGCCAACCCGCGCCTCCCGGAGATCCGAAATTCACCGGTTTCGCCGCCTGGCGGGCGTTCTCGAACGCCGGCTCCTCCTCCGCATGCAAGCGCAAAGCCTCCTCGTACGAGCACCCGTGGATTGCAGCTCCGACCAGGCAATGCAGATCCCCCCCACCGCGCACGAAATCCGCGAACCCGTGCTTGCGCGCATACCAGATACAGCACTGCGCTAGCGTTGCGTTTTCGAGACCGCCGTGGTCGACTGCGACGAAAGCGAATCCCGGGCGTGGAATGAAGCATTCTCGGATCCCGTTCTTTTTCCCGAGATTTTGCACGGGTGGGGCGCTCGACGTCGTGCGTGTCGAGTCAGCCATGCCCCATTTCGTGTGTATTGGTTCGATCGCGCCGAGGGCGTATTTCGGGAGGAGGGTTTCCGTCGAGCACCACGACCCGTATTCGGCGAACGCGATCAGCCGATCGTCCCCGCTTTCCTCAAGGGTGGCGTGGTCCGTGCGCACGGAGGGGACCCACGGCTTCTTGCGGGGTGGTGCGTCTTTCTTTTCGCGGGGTTTCTGCGTGAGCGGGACCCCGCGCCGCGCGGCGTCTGGGGCTTGTGCGATCTCACGGACGTGGTCGATAACTCTCTGCCCCGGGCGCGGGCAGACAGCCTCACGGGTGTATGCCTCGATTACGAGCGCCTGAAGCGCACCGGAGTCTTTCGTCCCGTCCGCGCGGATGATCCCGAGATCTGCGACTTGCTGACGAAGCTCGGTGATCCGCTCGGACACGCCGCGCGCTAAATCCGCTAGGCGCTCTGGGTGAGTTCGGAGCCCGTAGACCCGCGTAGCTTCGAGCCACGTCCGCTTGCGGGTGAGCATGGCGACGTCTGCCCAGTGGATGTGTCCGGGGTCGATCCAGCGCTTTTCTTGGCGGCGGAACACTCGAAGGGTTGCACAGGCGTCGTCGCGGGCGTAGTGGATCTGCGCTTCCGAGTACTCCGCGAGGGGGCGATTGAGCAGGGGGCCGTAGGACGTGCGGACTTCGTCTTTCGGCAGGACGCCAAGCCCGTGCGCCTGGTGGAGATTCGCGAGCGAAAGGTCTTTGCGTGGAGTGAGCCCGCCGATCTCTGCGAGCCGCTCGATCACCCAAACGTCCCCGATTTGGTCTCGTTCGAGGGCTTCGAGGACCTCCGCGGTGCAATCCCACCACGCGAGCGCGCAGCAGAGATCGTACGGTCCGTTCGCCGTGAGCAAAGGAGCGCCCGAGGCGAGCAAGTCCAGAAAGACCTGCCGCGCCTCGGGCGTAGGGATAAGAGTGCCCTCGCGTTCGGCCGCCACCGAGAGACACACCGGGCGGGGAGACATCCGCGCAGGAGTGAAGCACTCGGTTTCGGTATCGATTGCGAGGGCAGGGATCATCACACCCCAGGGAAAAAGGCGATGTTCGTGACGGTCTTGCCGTTGCGCGTGGTGCGCGGGGTTTGCTGCGAGCGGAACGGCAGTCCGAGTGACCCGGTCTCCGCCGAGGCTTGCATCAGCACGACCTTGGTTCGCTCGACTTCAGCGGACCACTCGGTCTTGACTTGCTCGGGCGCGCTCGGCGGAAGCGCAGGCAAGCCGCACGCGGCGACGATCAGGTCTTGCACGGAGTGCAGCGCGCGGCGGTTTTTTGCGACGTCTTCCTCCGCGAACGCCCGCGGATCATAGGTGAACAGGTACACGTACTGCCCGCCGGCTGTGACGTCGGGCGTAGATGAGTGCGTGCACGTGCAGAGAGCCTTGTACATGCACCCACCGGATCGAGTGCCGGAGTGCGTGAGTCGATCGAGTACCCAGGTCGCGGTGAGTGCAACCCAAGGCACAGCGGGCGGGCCTTGGGAGAAGTCACGCACGGCGGGATCCGCGAGGGACGCGGGTTGGGGTTGGGGTTGGGTCGCGTATTGGGGCGCTGGCGCGGGTGGACCCGCGGGCGCGTATTGGGGCGCTGGCGCGGGTGGACCCGCGGGCGCGGGGGGTTGCTGCGCGCGTTGCGCATTGACTTGGGCCATGATTCGTTCGAGTTCAGGATTCATGCTTCGTTTGCTTTCCTTGTTCGGGGTTCGGCATCGCTCAAGAGGTCTCGCAGCAGTCCTGCGGCGGCCTCAAGCCCTATGGCGCGCTCGTTTGGGATGTCCTCCGCTGCGCGGTTGCGAAGTTCGCGTTCGATTCGTTCGATCAGATCGAGTAGTGTTGGTGCGTTGATCATATTCCGTACGCCGGTCCTTGTGCCCATTCCAGCGGTGGTTCGGTACGATCCGCTTGGAGCAGTTTTTGAAACTGCCCCAGGGATTCCTCGGTTCGCAGAGCGTAGCTCACAGCGCAAGGCAGCGCAACGAAATTCTCGAGGCACCCCACGATGTACTGTACAGTCACGTCCCGGGTCTGCCCGTCGCGGTGCGTGCGAGAAACCCTCTGCTCCCAGTCGAGTGCTGTTTTCGGCGGGGTGCAGAATAGATTCCGTGACCAACCCGGCATCCCGTCGTGGGGCTGGAGGTTGTGTCCTTCGGAGCACGCGGCGCTCGAAGCGATCACCGTGCGCTCTTGATGCGAGACCCATCCAATCGATCTCCCGCGAGGGTCGCACCCCTTCTCGTGGAAATACGGCCAACCCGTTGCCTCTGCGAGGGCACGCCCAAATTCAATGTGGTCCACCCAGATGATCCCGCCGTCGCGTCCCCACCGTGAAGCGAGCTGGATCGCGTCCGCGTGGAGCCACTGCGTCTGCCGGTGTTTGCGCGCCTCGTATGAGTCCTTGATCCCTGCCCACCGATCCCAAGCGTGCCGCGGAAGGACCCCGGCGAGGCATGCATCACGCACCTGGGCCATCGTGTCGTATGTGGGGGAGGCCTCGAGCACGCGGCGAACGAAACCCTGCCACTCCTTGCGCGCTTCAATCCAATCCGTCGGCGGTCTCGGGTCGTGATAATAATCGAACCCCAGAGCGATCCGCTTTGCTACGGCGGCGACTCCGAGTTGCTTGTCTAGAAGTAACCAATCGTCAATCGGCGAGACCCACAACTCTCGGAGGCGTTGCCAAGCGTCGTCCAAGTCCCTGCGCGGCGGGAGCCGCACGGGCTCAATCGTGAGGGACACACCGTCGAATCGATCTTGCGAAACGATTACTCCAGGGGTCTCCACGAGCCGCGACCGAAACGCCTTGCGCGCGGTGGGTCCGTCGTAGACCGGTCCGAGGTGCGGTACGAGGATCGAGTAGTCGAGTGACTGAAATCCCTCGAAAGCGTTTCCGTCGTTTTCGTCGAGCAAAGCCGCCCACTGCTCTAGGAGGTCCGGGTCGTCCGGCACCGGCGCGCCCGAGCGCAAAGACCACCACAGGAGGTGCGCGTAGTCCAGGAGCCCGGCGCGGAGCGGAGTCGCAGTGAACGTCGCCACTCCGCACTCGGGATGCGCATGCACGTATCGCGCAACCCGCCGCGCGCACGCCGCAGAGCGCACGTGTTTGAGCCTATGGGCCTCGTCGCACACGATCCAGTCCGGTCGGTACTCCTCTAGGAGGTCGGGTCGCGCGCACTGGCAGGGGGTTTTCCCGTGGATCCGACATTTCGGACGGGTCGAGACCTTTTGGTAGGATGTGATCCGGTATGACAGGGGGATCTGCCAGTGCGCGCGCAGCTCGCGGAATTCGCGTTCGGTTTTTCCTTCGACCTTGGGCGACGACGAAGTAAGCGCCGCTGGAACGATCAGCAGAGGACGTTGCGCGCCGACCACTCTGGGGAGGAGCCCCGCCGCGAGGGTCTTGCCGGCAGACGTGCGCGCCGAGCAAAAAACGCCGCGCTGCAACGCGGCTTCATAGAGCGTGCACGCCTGAATCGGGCGGAGGGTCATCGTCCCTGCCGGGGTGCGCAACCACGCCGTCATCTCGCGCACGAGGGTGTCCGCGTCCGCGAGGGGAGTACGGCGTGGAAGCGCAGCGATCCGACTCATGCCCCGGCCAGCACCTCGATCAAGGTCTCTAGCAGGGCGTTCGTACGGCGCACCTCCTCGAGGAGGGAGTCCGAGGGCGCGGGCGCGGGCGCGGGCGCGGGCGCGGCCGCGGGCGCGCAAGCGCAGGGCGCGGGCGCGGCCTTCGGGGGCCGCCCGCGCCGCTTGGCAGGCGGGGGAAGCACGACCGGATCGGGTCCGGGGGACGCGGGCGTGGGGGCGGGCGCGAGGACCGCGGGCGTGGGTGGGTCCGCGGGCGTGGGCGCGGGCGGGGCCGCGGGCGCGGGCTGGAACGCCTCGGGGGGATTGATCGGCGCAGTCTGTCCGCCCTCCCATTGCGCGGCGAGTTGCATCTGTACGTCCGTGGAAAGCGCAGGCCAAGCCGCTTTGAGTGCCTCCGGGTATGTGTCCTTCCACTGGAGTCCGCGCGGCTCGGCGCGGACCGCAGCGGTGACGGCTTCGACGGGTTGCGTCAGGGCGGGCGGGGCGGGCGCTGCTGAGGGGTTCACCGCCGGAACAGCGCTCGCGACGGGGCCCGCAGCCGCTGCTTTCGCGGCCGCTGCGCGGGCTCGGATTTCTTCGATTTTGGGGTTCAGTGCCATTTCTCTTGCTCCTTGCGGCTGTGCCGCGTTAGTCCAAATTCATTTCCGTTCGCCGGCGTCGAACGTGGCTGTCATTAATACATCCTACACACAGCGGAATGCGGGCAAATCCTGCCGAAATCCTGGCATGCCTCTGGGTTGCAGGGCACTGCGTGGATCGCCTCGTGTAGCGCGCGCGGGTCGTCGACTCCGACGGCGCGAAAAGCGTCAAACCACTCGGTCATCTCGCGTGCGATGGGCACGAGATGCGCCTGAACCCAAGCCCACGCGCGTTCGAACGACACGAGAGCATCGACCGGCGTAGACGCGCGTCGTCGCTTTTCGTTGTAGATCCAGCGCAGTCGCGTGACCTCGAACATCGGCGGGGCCACGACGTAGAGCATGGCCTGTGGGTCTTCGAGGATTGTTTCCGCGGTGAGTGCGAAGCGCCGATCCCCGACGAATTTGTGGTCCCCTTTCGTGCTCGTAGGCGCGTGCACGAAATCGATCTTCCCGGAGAAACGCACGTCCCCGATTCCAATGTGGAATTCGTGCTCCACGCGGCACTCCCTCGGACGAGGAAGATGGGGCAGCGATTCGAGCACCCAACGCCCTTCCTTGGTGCGGGAGTCCGGCGGGGTGCCGTCGCGGAGCCAAGCCTCGGCAATTGCGTGCGCGGTCGTGCCGTCTTCGAGCGCCTGCGTGCGTGGCTCTTCGCGACGGGCGATCACGCGCCACGCCCAACGGCGCGGGCATCGCTGAAAATCCTTGATACGCGAAGCCGATGCCTCAAAGGGGCGGGTGGGATTCATCGCTCCCCTTTGAACAGCCAATGCCCGCGCTTCACTGCGCGCGATGTCGGCTCGTTTTTGAGCCACACCAACCCGCACCCACGGCACACAGGCCACGGAATTCGCTTCAGGGCACCCCAAGTGTGTGGGACTCTGCGAATGGCGCCAGGCGGGCGACGTTCGGCTTTGCTTTCGGTCATCCTTGCACCTCGTGCGATTTCAACCATTCCGTCACGCGGGTCTGGTTACCGTAGCCCGACTCCGCCGCCCACGCAACGATTTTTTGCGTGTCGATCTGGGTGAGCCCGCCGTCTGCGACTTCGATCCGCGTGCCCAGGCCGTCAAGGGCTTTGATCAAGACGGACGCCGCGGGGAGCCGCGCCTTGGGCATCTGGCTCGTCCACGTCCCGAGCACCCAATCCAAGTGCACGTACAGCGCGCCGTCCACAACGATCGCCCCTTCGCCCAAGGGGGCCGGGTCGCGGAGCATCCGCACGATCAGCTCGCAAATCCCCGCACGGATCCCGCCGCGCACGGCCAGAGTCCCAGCGAGGTCGGGCGCCGGCGCTACCCCAAATCGCCCCTGCCATTCCGCCGGGTTTTGCGCAAGGTAAAGCACGTGCGCCGCGATGGCGTCCCCCTCGATCCAGCGCGTTAGTCCGTCGTGCCCGATCTGTTCGAGGTGCTGTCGAGCTCGATTCTGCCCGCGCACGTGCGTGAATCGCTCCGCGATGGCATCGAGGTCTGCCGCCGTGAGGTTCGCGTTCAGAGCGAAAACGTCTTCGTTGTTCGCGGAGACCTGCAGGCGCGTCGCTCCGAGCAAGGGGACCTGTCGGTGGTATTTTTCGTTGACCAAGCGGTGCGTCGCTTGCACGAATTCACGAAGCTCGCCCGTGCGCTCGTTGCCTTGCGCGTCGCGTGGGATCTCCGATTCGTCCGCGTGCGCGAATGGGCAGTGAAGCAACGCGCCGTTGAACGAGCCCATGGCGTCGGTCAGCCGCGACGGACCGGTCTCACACCAGATCCGCGAGAGTCCCTTTGCGAGGAGCGATTTCCCGATCGATTTCGGACCTGTCAACACGAGCCCCGTCGAGGGGCGCGAGAGGTCTGGGAAATGCGAAAGCCACGCGGCGAGCGCCGGGTAGGAATCCCCGGCAAGCGCAGCAAGCCAGCGATCGATTTCAGGGTCGAACGTCGGGGCGATGGCACGTCGGGGACACGCCGGGCGGGTGAGCACGCGCGTGCCGCGATCCACGGACACCCGCTCGGTCGTGTAGGACAGGACGACCTGAGTCAACGGCGTGGAGTACCGCTCTAGGAGGTCCTCTTTTTCCAGGAGCCGTCGCCCGCGGATCGGGTCGACCCGATAGAGATCTACCGGCGCCGGCGCGAGGACCACCCGCGCGGAGTTCACGAGGGAGGCGCGTCCTACTGGCACGTACTCCCCCGAGCGCCCGAGCAGGTAGTACTCGTCTTCGTGCTGGAGGATCCAAGCGTGCTCAAGGTCTTCAGCGGAAACCCCGGCGGCTTCCCGAATCCCCGCGAGCTCCTCCTCGGAGTAGGGCGTTTCGCGGTTCGACCCGAACGCCTGCCGGATCGCCGCGCGGCGGTCCGGCGGGTTCGCTTGGGTCTGGGCTTGGGAAGAACGGGCACGTTCGATTTTCTCACGGATATCGTGCTCCGTGAGGTGATCGCCGGGCTCGATCAGCGCCATCGCGCCTAGCGAAAGTTCGAACAGCCCCACCACGCCGTCCGTCGCCAGATCCGGGTAGGCGTGCACGATCCCGCGACAGAGATCCCAGAGTACCACGTCCCGCTCGCCCGGGTCCGCAAACGGGACCCCGTCGAGCACCCTTTTCAGCCGCGCGCCGAGGTCGAGCGTCTGCGGGCGCGTGGACCGGGACCAGCGTACCGCGAGTGCTTGCCAGACCGAGCGATCGATCTGCCGCACGCCCGGCGGCGGAACCGGTGCGAGCGGCACCGGCGAGGCCTCTGGCACGACGAGCCCGCCGCCGGGAAAGTAGGCAAGCTCCGCGAGATGCGCGCGCGAGGGGTGGCAGCTGGGGACGAAAAATGCCTGACAGAGCTTGTCTGCCGCGTGCCGATCGGCGGTTGGGGCGTACCTCGCGATCGTACGTGCAACAGCGTCGCGGTAGGCGCTCGGTATGAGTGGCGCAGTGAGGGGGACGATCAAGCGTCGACGCTCGTGCCGGCGAGCGCCGGCGAGCGCTCCTTTTTTCTGGGGCTCGCGGGACTCGACAGGCAAAGCCTCTTGCGCGAGCTCGAACGCCCCACCGTCGTGCGCCCACGTGGAGTGCCAAAGGCACGCCACACCCGCGGCTTGGAGTGCTTCGACGGCCGCACCGACCTCCGCGATCGGGCGGTCGTCGAAGTCCAGGCACACCCCGTAGACCGCAAGCACGTCCGCGTCGCAACGCTGCCCGCCACGACGGAGCCGATAGAGACTGATCAGAGGGGCGTGATTTTTCTCGATGTCTCGGCGGTGCCCCTCCGCGCGGACTCGCGCTACCCACGCACCCCAGGTCGTTTCCTCGGCGTCCCAACGCGCCGGGGCGAATAGGGACTCGTGGTGCGTCACGCACACCGCGAGGTCGGATGCTGGATCTAGTGTGGCAGGCTCAGGCATTTTCCCAAGCAGGCGGGATTGCGAAAAAAGTATCTGTGTCGATGTTGATCGCCGTCGGGGGGGATTGTGCTTCCGGTGTGATTTGCGCGTAGGCGATGACTTCGCCGGCGGAGTTCAACCAACCGACAAGCGATATAGCGCCCGGGGCGCGATAGGGACACGATGCTTGCGTCATGCAATGGGGTTGCGCCAACCAGCGCAGAATCCCGAATTGTCCAAATCCTAAGGTCTGCCCCTCTCGCTTGAATTCGATGGCTGTGGACCGCCCTCGGAATTCTGTGATCTGATCGATGTCGCTCGCTGCGCCAGACGTGCGAATGCGCTCGGTCTGGCGCATCATCGCGCTATCGAGGTAATCGAGCGGCGATTGCACCGCCCCGTGCTTGCCACACGACCACCAGCCACGCGATCGGTAGCGGCGTTCGAGCAAGCCTCTCAACAGCAGGTCTTCATCCACAGCGCCTCCTTGTGTTTAGACGTTTTGCGCAGCCGCGCTTGCGTGCCGGGCAAAGCGCTGAAGGGTAGCCAGTTCGCATCCGCGGCTTCGCAAACTAGCACTTGTCCGGGGAGCTGTCGACACCACGCTCCGAGGCGCTGGTAGTCAATATCTTTCGACCCGCATGGATAGACACGTCCCGCATTGATATACGGCGGGTCGATAAACCATGTCGCAGACGTCACCGGAGCGTGTGAGTAATCAGCTTGCAGTACAACCCAATGTCGAATGGCAGGCATTTGGTCTGCGATGCGATCGCGAATCCGCGGTCCCCACCAAGAGCTGCCGCGGTATTGTGGATCGCGCGCCCAAGCGCTAGGGGCATTTCGAGGTGCTGTTGGCGCTTTCGCAAACCACAGTCCCATCAGAGCGCGCTCCGCCGGCAACAAGGTTGCGTCGGGGGTGTCCGGAAGCATTCGCACTCGGCGCGGATCGCCGGAAATCAAATACCGCCAAACACCAACAATTACCGGATTTTTCTCAACCAGAATCACCTGCCGGTCCGCGTAGTGCAAGGAGTACCCGGCACTACCAGCAAATGGCTCGATGATCGTCGGGTGTTGCGGGCTAGGGTAGTGGTGTGCGAGACGCCATTTCCCCCCGAAATATCCGAAGAACGGACGCAGCATGCTGGTAGGGTAGCTCGTGTCGCCGCGCGGGGCAAGGACGATCAGCGCAGGGTAGCCGCATCTTCCCGGGTGACGTGCAGCACGTCCGTTCCGGGATTGCTCATGATCCCAGTCGGCGTGTGTCCGAGCCCAGCCGCGTGCCCGAGCTCGTGCGCGATGATCGCGCGGAGGATGTTCACCCGGTCCGCGACGGATCCGTCGGGCTCGCGTCGGCGACAACCGCCGTCGGCACTCACGACTCCGATCGCCCAGCGCTCGCCATCCAGGCGCGGAAATTTCCCGAACCACCCGCAGGCGTGTTCGGCGCGATCCGTCGTCCAGTGGATGTGCTGGTGACTGTCTGCCACGATCTGCGGGCAGTACGCGCCGTCAGACGCCTCGCACCACTCCTCCGCTGCCTCCTGCGCCGGCGCGGCCAGATCCGGCGAAGTCACTGTCCACAGATCAGACGTGCTCATGCACGCTGATAGGAGCAGCAGTAGGCACAGGATCGATGTTCGGCAGGCGATCCGCCCTAGGGATGCGCACCACCTGCGTATTGCCGCGGGAATAGCGCATACCGGCTGGAAGTTCAGCGAACGGGCCTGGCGCCGGGATTGTGTTGATGTCATCGGGCTCCTTCATGTTACCTCCAGTACGACCGCCGTGCCGCGCAAATTAAGACCGGTCCGACGATTAGGGGGTGCCGTCAATCCACTCTAGGATACGCACATACCCTTGCGCACCCGCACCGCCGTCTCCGCCGTCGGCAGTGCCGTCCACTCCGGCGGTCGCGTATTCAGTCTCTCCCCACCCACCGCCGCCACCTCCGCCGCCGCCGCCGGAGTAGGTCGAGCCATCACCGCCTCCGCCGCCGCCACCGCCGCCACCGCCAAATCCGTTTCCCGGCAGCCCGCCGGTGCCGGGAGAATAGATGCTCGCGATCGTTCCACCGGCACCGCCGAGTCCGCCGCCGGTAATGCCGTTCCAGCCAGCATCGCCGGGATCATGTGTCCCCAAGCCGCCGTCGCCGCCGTCGCCGCCGCCGGACGCACGAGCGGAATAATAGATCGTGCCTCCAACGGTGCCGATCGCAGGCGGCGCACCGCCAGATCCCCCGGTGTATCCGCTGCCAACAGCGCCGGCGGTGCCGCCTAGAGCTCGGATGCGTGTGCCGCCCCCTGAGACCTCGCTGTAATTGCCATTTTCGGCAGGCGATCCGGCGGAACCACCGGCAGCTGCCGCCGCGACCGTGATGCTCAAAGACGCCGGGATATCCTCCGCACGCAAGGTGCACACGAGAATTTCGCCGCCGCCGCCGCCGCCGCCAGCCCCACAGCCGGCAGACGAAGTGCCTCCACCGCCTGCCCCGCCGCCAATGACGATCGCAACCACATGCGTGACGTTCAACGCAAGCGTGTGTGTGTAAGCGCCTGGCGTATCGTAGTTGGTGACTACTGGGTTATTTGCTGCGACATTCATTCGAGCCGCTAGCTCGTGCAAGAGATAGTTCAACTCTTGCGCGGAGACATTCGCTTGTTCGGGGACGCAACCTTCCGCTTTGAGCGCCGCGTCTGGCGCGATTTTCGTCGGAGTGCCTGTAGCTGCGTAGGTTGCGTTTTCCGCCCATTCGAGGTCAGCCATAGTATCCGCTCCAAACACCCTCGCCCACGGCGCGGGCGTCATCGGGATCTGAATTATTGACGTCAGGGAACGCGCACGCCGTCGCGCCTGCGGGATAGATCCAACATGAAGTCACGCCCCCAGGGCGCGAATCCGCGAGCAGCGCCGCGCAAGCGTCCGGGGCATCCAAGACGCCGGTGATCTGAAGGATCCGCACGCAATCGAACCCGTCGAGGCAAGCAGTTGCTTCGGAGGTCAGGCAGGCCACGACTGCGCGGATCGCGGGAAGAGTCCCGTCCGAGCGGTTTGCCGCGATTCGCCCGCGCACGAGAGTCCGAAGGACTTCGGTGTCCTCGGGGCGGGCAGACTCCCCCACGATCTTGGCGAATCCCTCGAGTGCGTAGCGCGCGCACGAGTCGACGTCGATACCGTCGATCAGCGACCAGATCGCGTCCTCCAAAACCTGGACTTCCGCGAGATACCCTAGGAGTAGAGACGCAATCCGGGGCTTGCCCCAGAAGGGTGGGGCAAGCTTCAGAAGCCCTTCGGGTTCGTGCGCCTGGTTCCGTTCGAGAGTCATGGGGCTGTACGCAATTCGTAACGCGCGTGGTAGTCCACAGCTGTTATGTCTTTGCTATCGGTGTAATTCGCGATTCTAATGTCGACGACAGATCCGGCGTCGACAGCCACAATCGTACTGAGAGACACCCGACTCGACGTGGTGGTGACGGACACAACCGAATAGGCGGCGCCGGAATCAACGCCATCCACGTAGACTTTTGCGACGGCAGTTACTGTGCCGCTTGTGACCGTCAGCCCGAACGAAGCATTAATCAGTAACCGCCCGCCCGCACCGCAAGTGACGGCCGCAGCCGTTGTACTGGCGCTCAGGACAGCTGTGTCTTCGACGCCAGCCACGAAAGTCCCGCTGCCGATCGTCGCATAGACTTCGTTCTCTAGATCAACCACGACGGCGCCGACGGAGCGCACCGAGCAATCGCCCAGAATCCCGCCACGAGCGACGTAATCGAGATTCGTCCCGGCACTATTAGCGACTGCGACGAAGCCCTCCTGTCCGGGAGAGGGTGCGTTGATCCCTCCGGTGTATTGCCGTGCGAGAGACGCCCAGAGGTTCGGGTCGATTTCGGTCATAGCGTCACCGTAATATCCGAGGAGTCCAAAGTCGCGACTTCGTCTGCGTCTATTGCCACGTTCGTGGTGCCGCCGTTGAGCGTGCACGCAGAGACGTCGGTTACGCCGGAAAGCGCCATGACCGCGGAGATCAGTGCTTGCCGGATAACGTCTTCGTCGATCGTGTAATCGGCGGCCGCGACTAGGGCTGCTTTGACCGCAGCTTCGGTCGTATCTCCAGCGACCGTAATCGCGATCGTCAAAGGGACTTGCACGGCGCGGTCGAAATACTCGGTCTTGATGTCACCCCAAGCGTCAACCAGCGTGCCGGACTCGGATCCCCACGCCGGACGCCCAGCTCCGCGCGCAGCGTAGAGAGCCGCCGCGATTTCGTCGTCGTCTGCTCCGGCGGGGTCCCCATCCCAAACCACAGCGCGCACGGAGTGCGCTGGGATCCCGTCTCCGTCGGTTTCGTCGGTCGTGTTCTCGAACACGCGCGCTGCGAGCACTCCTTCGACTTGCGCGAGGGCTGCTTCGATCGCCGGCACGGTCGCTTTGCCAGTCGCCGCAAGGGAGGCCTCCCTGCGAATCCGCAGGGCGTCGACGATTTCGATATCCGTGCCGGGCTCGGCATCCAGAGCGTTGGTCGCGGCTGCCACGCCGTCGATCGGCGTGACGATCGTAGTCAGGGTCCCGGACGCGGCCGTGGCTGTGCTCGCTGCAACCGTCGACTCGAATACAGCGTCCACGTCCCCAGCGACTGTTGCCGTGATGACCGCGACGTTCGTCCAGAGGTTCGATTCCTCGCCGGACACGGCGAGCGTGAGGGCGCCGAGCGGGACGGACGCGGCTTTCGAAAACGTGATAGTGGCCGTCACTCGCCCTTTGGTCGCGCCGCGTCGCACGACCCCGGTCAGTTTCGCCAGCGCGACTTGCAGGGACTCGACAGCGTTGTCCGGGTCGAGCGCCCCGGCGGCTGCTTCCCAAGCCTCCCAAGCCTGTGCGAGCTGATCTGCGAAGATCGCATTGCAATTTCCGAGCACGGTCCGCTCGGAAAGATCTAGCTTCGCGGAAATCCTCGAACGTTGCCAAGCCTCGATATCCGTGCGAATTTCGTCGAGCGTCTTACGCCGGGGACCGGTCGCCAGAAGGCCGTAGTCAGTCATCGCAGCACCACCAGGTCTCGGATTGCTCCGGCGTCCGTTTGCGCGGACCACGCCACGCTTGCCGTGCGTGTCGCTCGGTCGAAGGACACAGCAACACGCCCCACGCTCACCACACCCGGGGTCTCACGCACGATCCGGGTGATTTCCGAGCGAAGAAGCGCCAGACCCACGCTCGCCGGCTTCTCGAAGATTTGATCCCAGTACCGCACGCCGACCCGCAGATCGTACGCCCAGGTCCCTGCGAGCGTTTCGAGCCCCACACGGATCCGGTCTACGATCTCCGTCGGTCCTTGGGCGAGCAGAAGATGCCGCTCGTCCGAGGACAGGGCGATGTCGCCGGAGACGTCGAAACCTCGAGTCACGACGTTACTCCTAGCACGGCAGACCCGACTGCGCTAGGCGGTGTCGGTGGAACGATCGGCATAGTCGTCGGGGAGCCGGGTGCTGCTGATGTGTGTGTGTGCGTGGAGAGCCACGTAACCAAGGTCGCCATCAGAGTCGTGAACTCAAACGCCGTCAGCACAGGTAGACCCACCCCCCCCGCGAGCCCGACCGTCGCCACGCCCGACACGATCTGCATGACCGTCCCAACGTCTTCGCCGAAAGCCGGGCCTTTGAGCGCAGCCGGGTAAATCAGCGGGGCGATATCCGGCGTGGCCCCAGGAATTGCGTAGGCGAAAAGTCCGTGGCGGCGAAGCAGGGCGGGAGCCTGGACGCCTCCGCTCAGCCGCCACGGGGAAAAATCCTGCTCGCAGAACACCAGGAGCACGGAGTCTCCGGACTCAAGCGGGAAGTGCAAAAACGCTCCGCCCCCACGAGGCCAGAGCACCGGTACGTCTTCGAGGATCGGCATTCCCTCGATCACGGGCTGGCAGACGCACTGCTGCAACGCAGGCAGGTACGACGAGACCTTCGCCGGGATCGCTGTGTGCACTCCGTCCAAAGAGTGTTCAATCGCGCCTTTGATGATGTCTTCCCAACGCGGTGTGCTCATAGCTGCCCCTCGAATTCCGTGTACCAGTCTATACCGTGAGTGTCCCCCACGTGTCGCACACTCGTGCAGAGATAGAGCGCCGGCGCGCCAGTCGCAGCGCCCTGCACGATCAGTTGTTGCCCCGGCAGAAGTCCAGGCAGAAGCAAGCACTTCCCTGTGCAGACGGTTACCTTCGTGCGCTCTTTCTTTTTCGTAATCAGGTTGCGTTTAGTGATCTTCCGTGTGCGGACTTCGGTTGTGCCGACAAGCCCGGTCAGCGGAGAAATCACCGGCGCAATCCCGCTCGGCGCATCCGCGACGCGTACTTGCAGCGCCGAGTCCTGCACTGACCACGCGAGCCCAACCGACCGCATGAAGTGTGTCATCTCGTCGAGAATCGGACCGTCTACGGATAGCGCCACGGCGAGTGCGGGACCTGTGATCAGAGACGCGGCCGCGCTCGCAATCGTGGATGTTCCAGGATCCACCTTGAGCTCCGCGGCGAAGTCTTGGACCACCTTTGCGAGGGGGGTGCCGCGCTTCCAGGTCTTTGAGATTGACCCGGACGCGAGCGGATCGCCGTCGCGATTGAGCTCGCCGTCCCCGCCCTCTATTGTGGTGATCCAGTCCGCGCCGGCGTGCTCGGAGTGTGCCTCACGGAGCATCCCGGCGAAAATCACGCCGTCGGACTCGCGATAGCCCGCGGTGATCCGGCAGGGGATCCCTTGCTTATCCTCGAGGTATTTGCGGTGATCTGGAGAGAGATTGTAGACCTGCACACGCACGGAATTCGGATAGGGTTTTTCATCTCGCTCGACCCGAAAGGTCATGCGCAAAGACCCGGCGTCCGTCGCCCCGACGGCGAACCCGCCAAGCGCGAGCGGGCCGCCCTCGCCGAGCTCGACGTTCACGCTCCGGATCCACTGCTCGGTCATGCCGCGGCCTCCACGTACCAGAGCCGCACACGCGCGCCGAGGTCTGTCAACCCGGGGTGCTCAATCGACCTGTCAAGCGGCACCGCCACCAAGGCTCCCGGCGGACGTCCGGTGACCGTACTCCCCCGGAGAAGGTTCACGCCGCAGGACACCACGCGCCCCGAAAGAACGGAGACGCCCGCGGCCGTTTCCAGCGAAATCGTCCAGTGTTCCGTGCGCGTGTTCCACAAGAGCGTGATCAAATAGTCCGCTCCGTCGAGCCGCGAAACCTGCGAGTAGGCGTGCTGCGTCCCTGAGGAGTCCGCGAAAATCTCGACGGTCGCCATCAGAGGAACTCCCCCAGCGACCCGATCCCGAGAGCCGTGCTCGCGTGTTCCTCGACGTCAGCCACAATCGCGGATGTGCCCTTTTTCCCGAAGGGAAGGAGTGGCAAGGCGCGCAACGCGCTCGGCACCGGGAAGCCCCCGAGCAAAGAAGACGCGGAGGTCTCCACGGTTTGGACGTGCCGCGCCCGCACAGAGATCCGCGCAAGGCCAGACTCCCGTCCGCCCTGGCGACGTAGGCGCAACGACGTGAGCACATACCCGTCCAGGACCTGCCCTTTGAGCGAGAATTTCACCAGCCGCGCGGAGTCGATCGCCCCCGCGATTGCGTCGTACACCTCGAGTACGCGGTCCCGATCCTCTTTCGCTGTGAGCGCCCAGATCTCGACCTGCGAATTCGAGCTCAGCCCCAACGCTCCGGCGGCTGCGTCAATCAGCATGCCAGCGCCCATGGTCAGGAATAGCAACCCCTCCGGACGGAACTCGCTCTGCCGGACTTCGTTTTCGATTTTTTGCCACTCGAGTTCGTCATCTCGAAACGCAAGCTCGCTCTGAGCAAATTCGACAGAGATCTCGTCCGGACGGTGGATGACGTGGTCCGATACCTCCGACCCGGTTTCGATTGGATGGCTCGTGACTTCCGCGGTTTTCTCCGGCTCCCAGGATGTGACGCAATCAGCAGTTACCACGCCCGCGGGAGTCCCTGAGAGCAGGTCCGCGTCCCAAAAAAGAAGGTCGGTCATTCCGCAGCCCCCACTAGAGCGCTCTGGAGTTGCCCCAGATCCGCGCCCTGCTGCCGGGAGACCGCGCCTTCCACGGCGCGTCCCGTGGCCGCGGGAGTACCCGCGCCGGTCACGTTGATCGTGGTGGTGCGGCGGTCGGTGAGCGTCACCGCCCGCGCTCCGCCCCGGATGACGGGTGTGGACAGACGCGGCTCGTACGTGCGCGCGATCTCAGGGCTTGCGAGCCGCGCAGTCGACGGCATCGACACCACGCTCGGCAGCATACCCGGCATCCCAGGTTGGATCATCAGCCCCTGGCGCCTGGCGATATCCTGCATCTGCGCCTGGTTTCGCGCTTCCGCCGCTCCGCCGATAGCGCCCGCGACTGCCCCCGCGGGAAGCGCACCGGCGCCAGCAACAAGAGGCGCGAATTTGCCGACTGTCTTAATGATGTTTTTTGCCGCGGTCGCCGGAGCCCTGGGCGCCGGAGCCCCGGGCGCTCTCTCAGCCGCGTTCTTTTCCACGAGTGCCTGCACAAGCGTGCGCACTAGCCCGGCAGCGCCCTTCGCGGCAGATCCGATTTGCGCGATGCCAGAGACTACGGTCGCTAGCCCCGAGATGATTTTCGCGGCGAAGATCGCCTCGATTGCGTACTTCGCGATCGTACAAGCGTCGGAGATAGTCTCTTTGATCTTGGGCCAGTTGTCTTGGATCCACTCGACCGCGGTCAGGAAGCCGTCGATCATCCCGTCCAAGGAAGACGCGAGCCCGCTCAGAGCGTCCGCCCCGCCGAGCGCGCCGCGCCGGAGGATCTGTTCGACGCGCGGCCAGTGGATCTCCACGAGGTCTAGAAAGTCCTGAAGCAAGCGCGTGATCGCGCGCGTGGCAGCTTCAAGCGTGCCGTCGGATTGAAATCGCGCGAACATCCCACCGATCGTGCGCGCTAGTGAATTGAACGTCGGCTCTAGGGTCTGCCCGAGGTCGAGAATCCACGAATCCCAAGCGGCTTTGGCTTTGCCCAGCCCACCACGCAAGGTCGACCCGGCAAGCTTTGCTGCCGCTTCGCCAGGGGCTTTCGTCCCAAGCGTTCCGAGCGTGGCTTCCTCCACAGCGCGGATAGCGACGTCGGCCGAGACTTTGCCAGTCTCTTTGAGTTTTCGCGCCTCTTTGACGGATACGCCGAGTTGTTTGGCGATCGATTCCCACACCCGATCAATCGAAATTCCGGTCTCCTGTAGCTGGCGGAGCTCGTCCCCCTGCAAAACCCCGGCGCCCTTGATTTGCGCCAAAGCGAGCTGGATCCGTCCGACGGTTTCGTCGGTCATCCCGAGACCGGCTTTCAGATCAGCTGTTAGCCGTGTTAGCGAAAGGGCTTTATCTGCCGAGAATCCTACCGCTCGAAGTCGTTTATAGGCGTCGATCGTGGGCTGCA